AGCGCACTAAGACGCTGGTCGTCTTCGGTAAGAAGGCTGCATACAAACGCATCCTCACCGGCTCCCCTGTCACAAAATCCCCGATGGACCTTTACGCCCAGTGCGGATTCATGGACAAGAGCCTTCTCGGATTCGACTCGTACTACTCGTTCCAAGGACGATACGCCGTCACCAAGACGCAACGCATGGGATCGCATAGCTTCCTTCAAATCGTGGGCTATCGGAACCTTGAAGAACTATCGGAGAAACTTGACACGTTTTCCTACCGGGTCACCAAAGAAGAAGCACTAGACCTGCCCGACAAGGTGTATGTCACCCGAGAGGTGAGCGTCACCGACGAGCAGCGGCAGCACTACTTGACATTGAAGAAGCAAGCCATCGCCATGTTCGACAACGGCGACCTGGTCACGGCGCCGGCTGTGATCACACAACTGCTGCGCTTGCAGCAGGTGCTGTGCGGCCACATCAGGACGGACGACGGAGAGTTGATCGAGATTCCATCGAAGCGTGTCACCGCATTGATGGAGACCATCGAGGAGATGACGGGCAAGGTCATCGTCTGGTCACGGTTCCGCTACGACATCAAGAAGATCGAAGCCGAAATCCAGAGGGTTCATGGACCGGGGTCCGTGGTCACATATTTTGGGGACACCACCGATGAACAACGTCAGCAGGCGATCCAAGATTTTCAGTCCGGGGACGCTCGGTTCTTCGTGGCGAACCCACAGACCGCAGGCTTTGGTCTGACGCTGACGGCTGCAACGAACGTAATCTACTACGCCAACGACTTCGACTTGGCGACTCGGATGCAGTCCGAGGACCGGTGTCACCGGATCGGGCAGAGCAACCGAGTCACCTATGTTGACCTGATCACTCCGGGTTCGATTGATCAGCGGATTGTTCGTGCTCTTCGTGACAAGATTGACCTGTCGGCGAAGGCTCTGGGTGAAGAAGCTCGGAAATGGTTAGAGCTTTCTTCCCCTTGAAGTGGCGGTTCTGTGCCTTGTTAGCGGACACTGGATTGTTGGAGAGTTGATGTGTGTACGAGCCAACGGCACCTGTCTCGAGGTCAACATACAACAGGCGCACACCCAGCTTACGTTGGATGTCTGTCAGGTTACGAGCAATTGATGTCCCGGATGCACGAAAGGCGTGGGTCTTCACATCAAACAGATGTGTCTTGCCGTTCGGCGAGATGGCTACGAGGTCCACTGGCCCCTGTGCCATCACTGGCTGGTAGACGTAGCAATCTTGGGACAGCAGCCACTCCGCTGCAAGCAGTTCTGATCGCTGACCGTCTCGATTTTTGTTGTGTGGTCGCATAATGTTGTTGACTTCCCCGCTGTGTAGATTATTGTGAGTGACCGTAACAGACACGCACCGAGGAGTAAACAGGTGAATTTGAATAAATGGAGAACCGTTGCCGTCTCGGCGCCGATGTATGCCGCACTGAAGCAGATGGCAGACGAGAACGACAGAAGTGTGAGCAAACAAGTCGCGCACATACTCAAGAAGTTTTTTGAATCGGAGGGCAAAAATATAGATTGATCGTGGACCGTGGTTCATGTATCACCCTCCAGCGGCGGCGGATTACCTCCTATGTTTCGCCGCCGCACGACAGCCGAAGGGCTTAAACTTTAACGTAAGGAGAAGAAGTATGAGCGATGTGTTTTCGCTTTTTGACGAGGCGGTCGATGCCCAGAAGTTCGACACTGTGGATGAGGGAAAAGGTTCCCGCCTTTCGACTCTCATCCGCGCATCCCTACAGATCGACGAGGAGATCGCGCAAGCGGAGAAGTACCTCAAGGATCTGAAGTTCAAGAAACGCAAGGTGAATGAAGAGGACATTCCCGCTCTGATGACAGAGATGGGTATGGAGAGTGTTACCGTGGACGGTAACAAGATTTCTCTTCGTCAGTTCGTTCATGCCCGCATCCCCGATGACAGGCGTGACGATGCGTATGCGTGGCTCCGTTCCATTGGTGAAGGTGACATCATCAAGAATGATGTGACGTTGTCCTTCAGCGCAGGCCAAGACAACATGGCCGGTGCTGTCGTGGAGGACTTGCGCCAGCAGTATGGACTGGACCCCGCACAGAAAACCCACATCCATCCGCAGACGCTGAAGGCGTGGGTTCGTAACCGGATTGAGTCGGGCAAGGATATCGACTTCGACCAGTTCGGTGTGTTTGTTGGAACTGAAGCTAAAATTACGAGGACGTAGAACGATGGCTGGAAACCAAGCTGTAGCGAAAAAGGCGGAGTCGCTACCCGCCAATCTTATGGATGACCTGTACGCTGGTGCGGGTCAGGGGATGGAGAATATTACTGCCGAGGATATGCAGATTCCGTTCATGCGGATTCTGCAACCTCTCTCCCCGCAACTGATCAAGACGGACTCGAAGTTCATCAAGGGTGCGTCTGCCGGTGACATCTTCAACACGGTGACCGGGCAGTATTGGGAAGGCGACGAAGGCGTGACGATTATCCCGTGCGCCTACGAGATGAAGTTCCTGGAGTTCCAACTGCGTGAGTCTGGTGGTGGCTTCCTTGGTGAGATCGATCCGAACAACCCTGACATCCGTCAGGCGAATCGGGTGGGTGCCAATGAAATGCTGCCGTCGGGTAACGAGTTGGTTCGTGCTGCCCAGTTCTTGGTCGTGGCTATCGGCGAAAACGGTGCAACCCAGCAGATGATTCTCGATATGAAGAAGACCCAGATGAAGGTTGCCAAGCAGTGGAACACTCGCCGTGCGGGGATGAAGCTGATGCATCCGGAGAAGGGTCTGTTCACCCCGCCCATGTGGGCAACTGTGTGGAACCTGAAGACCGTGCAGGAGAGCAACGACAAGGGTTCGTGGTTCAACTACTCGATCTCTCAGCTTGACATTCAAAGTGTGCCGGCAGCAGCGGTGCAGGAGTGTAAGGGTCTGTACGAAATGTTCCGGAAGGGCGAAATCAAAACGTCCGCAGGGACCGCCGAAGAGATGAACTCGGCGTCGTCGTCTCAGCAAGAGGCAGATGAAATCCCGTTCTAACGTAAGCCGGTTAGACCGCGCCTGACAGGGGGAGGCGGACAAAAGGGCACACTCAAGGCTACGGATACTGACACAGTTTTGCGACATGGCGGCTCACATAGAGCCTTGCAGTACCAGAACGGGTGTGTGCCCACCCCCTGCCCTAACCCAACAAAGGGGACAGCTATGAACTTGGACGAAAAGTTCATGGCCGTGTTTGAAGGATTCAAATCGGCACATGGACAGACAATTATTTCAGAAGAACGGCGGGCCGGTAAACAGAAGGCACAGTCCCGAACAGTTCGAACACCGATTACTCTCGAACTTATCCGTGCACATCTCAGTGGTGTGAAGGGTGTGGGTTCGATACCTATCAACGAGGACAACCAGTGCAAGTTTGGTGTCCTCGACATTGACGAATACCCACTGGACCTAGCTGCTATTGATCGGCGGCTGCGTGACCTCGAGATCCCAGCCGTGGTCTGCCGCTCGAAGTCTGGTGGGGCACACATATACTTCTTCTTCACGGAATTCATGAGCGCAGGGGAGTTCCGTGACAAGGCTTCGGAGATCGCCGCCTATGTTGGGTATGGCCGGTGTGAAATATTTCCGAAGCAGGAGCAGGTTCTGCACGAGCGCGGTGACGTTGGTAACTTTATCAACTTACCATACTTCGATGCAGAACAAACCCTGCGCCATGCAATCCTCGAGGATGGTTCTGCTGCATCTCTCGAGGAGTTTCTTGATCTCGCCGACAGTCGTGCCGTTACCCCGGAGGCGTTCATCTCGCTTACCTTCGGGGTTGTCGAAGACGAGTTCAAGGAATGGGCGCCCTGCCTGAACTGTATGTTCGGGCAGGGCATTCCCGAGGGCACCCGCAACACGGTAATGTTTGCCGCTGCGGTTGGGTGCAAGAAGGAGCAGCCCGAGACATGGAAACAACGACTCGAAGAGATCAATCAGCGGTTTGCCAACCCGCCACTGCCGGCGTCCGAGATCGTCACGATCCAGAATCAGCACGAAAAAAAGGACTACGGATTCCCGTGCGATCAGGAGCCACTGAGGAGCTTCTGCAACAAGACGCTGTGTAAGACCAAGAAGTTTGGTATCGGCGTCACAAGCATGTCTCTGGACGTTACAGGGCTATGTGTTGTGAAGTCCGAGCCACCGGTCTGGTTCTGCGACGTGGGTGGTCGGCGTGTTGAGTTGACCACCGACGACTTGCAAACACCGCAGCGTTTTCAGAAGGCATGCATGGAACAGATTCATGTCATGCCTCCTATGATGAAGATGCAAGACTGGCAGACCATCGTCACCATGCTCATGGACGATATGAACCACATCGATGTGCCGCACGAACTGACATACAAGGGTCAGTTTAACGAGCTTGTCGAGGCGTATTGTGATGGCCGGGTGCAGGCACAGTCGGCGGAAGAGATCGCTCTTGGCAAGCCGTACACCGACGAGGACGAGGGGCTGACGTACTTCAAGCTCGAAGCGTTGATGAAGTTCCTGCGTAACCAGAAGTTCGACAGCTATAGCCGGGGTCAGATACAGGAGCGCCTGAAAGAGTTGAACAACGGCGGGCAGGCGAACGGGCACAAACGGTTTAAGACCACGACGGGGGAGCAGAAGCAGCTTCGTGTGTGGTGGGTTCCGGCCACTCATCAAGAAGTCGATGTGCCGGGGATCGATGTAGTTGGAGAGGAGATTCCGTTCTGATGCAGACCACAATTTTTGGACCCCCGGGCACGGGCAAGACCACACGACTGATCAACATCGTCCAGCAGGAACTGGACCGTGGAACGCCGCCCGACAAAATTGCTTTCGTGTCCTTCAGCAAGAAGGCTGCACAGGAAGCGCGGGATCGTGCTGCGGAGAAGCTGGGCATCAACGAGCAGCAGATGAGTTGGTTCCGTACGCTGCACTCCTTCGCGTTCCAGAACCTTGGTCTTAGCGGTCAGAAGGTAATGAAGGGGGCAGACTACAACAAGATTGGCGAGTTGGTTGGCCTGCCTATGGTGTCCTCCGCATCGGTTCGCATGGACGACGGCATACTGTTTTCGGCAGGTCAGTCAAAGGGTGATCAATACCACAGCCTGCTCCAGCTTGCTCGGGTGACCGGCAAGTCGATTGAAGAAATCTTTAACGAAAAGAATACGGACTATCGACTGCACTTTCAGCAGTTAAAAATCATGGAACAAGTGATTGATGACTACAAGAAGATGACCGACAAGGTTGACTTCGTGGACATGATCGAACAGTTCGTGACGCAGGGCAACTGTCCGCTGCTCGATGTGCTGATTGTGGATGAAGCTCAAGACTTGGTGCCTCTCCAGTGGCGTATGGTGCATGAAGTGATGAAGCCGTGCGCCAAGCGCATCTACTTTGCCGGCGACGATGACCAGTGCATCTACTCGTGGATGGGCGTGGACGTTCGAGACTTCCTAAACGCATCGGACGACCACGTAGTTTTAGGAACGTCATATCGTCTTCCGTCAGAAGTGCATTCGCTAGCTAATGATGTCGTAAAGCAGTTGGCATTTCGGCAAGAAAAAGTTTGGCATCCGGCTCGAGAAGGTGGCGCCGTGGTATGGCATCATGATATTCTCGATGTGGACTTGCGAACTGGCGAATGGTTGATTCTTGCCCGCACTAACAACATTGCAAACAAGGTCGCGAACACCCTCAAGGAACAGGGATACCTGTTCTGGCGCGAGGGGCCAGGCTGGTCCATCTCCCCAAATGTTCTGAACGGCATCGAGGTGTGGTTGCGGCTATGCAAAAATCAGTTTGTTTCTCCCACGGAGTTGAAGACTTTTTCGAAGATCATCCAGTCATCGGTCATCACCAAGTCAGGCAGACGCAAACTTACAAACCTAGACCCCGAAGCCACTTACAACCTCACCGATTTACAGAACCTGTGCGAGTTGAACGTGACTGCCGAGACACCGTGGTACGATGTGATTCGGGTGTCCGAACAGGAGACGATCTACATTACTTCTGTGCGGCGGATGGGCGAGTCTATCTTGTCGGGCAAGCCGAGGATTCGGATCTCGACGATCCACAAGGCGAAAGGTGGGGAGGCAGACAACGTCCTCCTCCTGCTTGAATCCAGCCCTGTCATAACCAGAGCCGAAGACACCGAAGGTGAGATTCGAACCTTCTATGTGGGTATGACTCGTGCCCGCAAACAGCTACACCTTGTCGAGTCACACTCTAACCACAGGTTCGAACTATGAGCATTCCCAGAAAACAACTTAAAGAGGAACTAGAGCCGACGATGCGGATGCTCTTGGGTGATGAGATAGAGGAGGAAGAGATGGGTAAAAACAGAGAGCACTTCCTGCGTGAGGCAGAAGAACTAATTAATGGACCGAGAGCCGAGGACTATGGACCGGCGCTGTTAAACCATGAACGGATTGCCACGATCTGGAACGTGCTGCTTCGCAAGAAGCTGTTGAGACAGATCACGCCAACCGAGGTTACAGCGATGATGATCGGCTTGAAGCTGGCTCGGCTTGCCGAGGATATGCACAAGGACGATTCGTGGGTAGACATCATTGGCTACGCTGCGCTGGGCGGGGAGATCTCGAACGATGAAAGCTGATCTGTTTGACCTCGAAGAAGAGTGGTATCCGCCGTCATCCCTGCCGGACCTGACAAACTGTGAACGAATCGCGATTGATCTCGAAACATGTGACCCGAATCTAACAACCTTGGGTCCGGGTTGGTGTCGCAATGATGGCTATGTGATTGGCTTCGCTGTCGCTGCGGGAGACTTCGTTGGTTACTTTCCTATCCGCCATCAAGGCGGCGGCAACATGCCAGAGAAAACTGTAATCAACTGGCTGAAGAAACAGTTAGCCACTCCTAACATTGATAAGATTATGCACAACGCCATGTATGATCTGGGCTGGCTACGCTGGGCCGGCATCGAGGTGCAGGGTCGCGTGATCGATACGATGGTTGCGGCTCCGTTGCTGAACGAGAACCGCCGCTGGTACAACCTGAACAGTCTGGCCGGTGAGTATCTCGGTGAGTGGAAGAACGAGAAGATGCTGAAGGCGGCGGCGTCTATGTACGGCGTCGATCCCAAGGGGGAGATGTGGAAGCTACACGCCTCGTTCGTGGGTAAGTACGCGGAGCAGGACGCTGCTGTCACACTGCGTCTGTGGGACCGGCTGCGGGCAGACATCGACAAGGATGAAGTCAACAGCATCTTCGATCTCGAGACATCGCTGATTCCGCTGCTGCTCGACATGAAGTCAAAAGGTGTGCGCGTTGATGTAGACAAGGCACACGATGTGCAGAAGGAACTGAAGAACCGCGAGGACGTTTTACTTAAAGAAGTAAAGGAAGAGACCGGCGTCCTTGTGGAGCCGTGGGCCGCCGCATCCATAGCAAAGGCGTTCGACGCCCTCGGGTTGCACTACAACAGGACAGAGAAATCGAATGCGCCAGCCTTTACAAAAGCATTTCTTGCGAATCACCCACACCCGGTGGCGCAGAAGATTGTACGCCTTCGCGAGTTTAATAAAGCCAACACGACATTTATTGAAACCATTCTTGAGCATTCGCATAACGGTCGTATTCATTGTGATTTTCACCCTCTTCGTTCAGATGAAGGGGGCACAGTTACCGGACGATTTTCTTCGTCCAACCCGAACCTCCAACAGATCCCGGCCCGCGACCCCGAAATAAAAAAGATGATTCGTGGTTTGTTCATCCCGGAGGATGGAGAGAAGTGGGGTAGCTTCGACTATGCTTCACAAGAACCACGATGGCTGGCCCACTACTGTGCCACACTGACCGGTGCCCGACGGGATCCACAGATCGATGACGTAGTCCGAATGTACCACGAAGGCAATGCCGACTTCCACCAAATGGTGGCGGACATGGCTGGCGTATCACGCAAGGAAGCCAAGACTGTGAACCTCGGCATCATGTACGGCATGGGCAAGAAGAAGCTGGCCGGCACCCTCGACATCACCAAGGAGGACGCCGAGGGGCTGTTGCACAAGTATCACCAAAAGGTGCCCTTCGTGAAGGGCATGGCCGATTTGGCGATGAACCAAGCGATGGACAAGGGCGTGATCCGCACATGGCTTGGCCGCAAGTGCCGGTTCGATACGTGGGAGCCAAAAGCATTTGGCTACAACCGTGCGCTGCCACTTGAAGAAGCCGTCAAAGAATATGGCGGCAAGGGTATGATTCGCCGCGCGTTTACCTACAAGGCACTGAACCGACTGATCCAAGGGTCAAGTGCGGACCAGACCAAGAAAGCAATGGTGACGTGTTATGAAGAAGGACTGGTGCCAATGCTGACAGTTCACGACGAGTTGTGTTTTAGCGTGAACTCTCGTGAACAATCTGACAAAATTGTAGATATCATGAAGAATTGTGTACCAGACTTGAAGGTGCCGTTCGACGTGGACGCCGAGCTTGGCGACAATTGGGGAGAGGTAGGATGAACCTGAAATGTTTTGCCTGCGGCGGTGACGTGATCTGGGGTGGTGACCACGACACCGAGGGCATGGAGGACTACTTCATCGTCTCGAACCTACACTGCAAGGACTGCGATGTGTTCTATCTTATGTATCACCCAACGCCTGAATCCGATGAGCCAAACGCATCGCCCGATTCGGGGTCTGTTTAGCCCACCTCGAATCTAACATCTGGCGGCTGGCCTCGGGCCAGTCCCGATTGTCCACCGCTTTTTTCATCTTCATGAACTTTGTCAGACGCGGACGCCCGAGTTGGAAGCACATGTTCGCAATGCACAATTGTGCCTCTTCAGGCAAGTCGTTGAAATCGTTGTACAATATTTCGCAATCTCGTACAGTTCGTTCGATGTCTTCGTAGAATAGCTCGTCGACGTGCTCCTGAGAGACCGTAGTGCCCACTTCGAACCCGTATAGCTCGTCATCTTCGGTAATTAGGTGCCCGATACCCACGGTTTTGTAACCGAGATGGTCTAAATAAATTTCGAGCTTGCACCCTTCGTCGATGGCAAGCTCGTGTTGAAGCTGTTCTAGGTTCATGGTTACCTCCTACATGCAAAGATCTTCATACCGGGTGGTATGAAGACGGTGCTGACTCATGTCGCCCGTGTGTCGTGCACGTAGTAAGTGTAGCAGCCAACGAAACATTATCAACCTACTCCCCGCAGACGGTCGAATAACTCTTGCGTCTTTGGATCCTGGATCGTGGACCGTGCTGCGGTCACCGTTGTGGGTTGTACGGGAGCCGCCAGAGGGAGATTAGTAGCGGCTCCCGTGTCCACTGGCGCTGGTGGAGGATCCATCGCCGTGGGTTGATTTGATTCTTCTACGTCTTGCTGTGGAGGATTGACACGGAAAGACATTCGCCGCTGATTCTGGAAAAACTCATCGGCGCCCTCCGCCGTCAGCGGTCGTAGCTTATACTCTCGTTCGATGCCCTGCAACTCGAGCAAAAGATCGCGTCGATTAAATTCAGAAGAACGACCGACGCTCTCGTAGAATTGTTCGATGTCGTTGAGTATACCTCGGTCGATGTTCAGTGGTTCAAACCTGCCTTGCACGATATCTTTGAACCCAGAGAAACCTTCCTCTTTGGCGGCACTGCGGATTTCGGCTTCGCTCATTCCGAGCGCTTTCATGTTTTGGATCAGCCGAAAAGCGCGGTTGTAGATCTTAAACTTGCGTTCATTCTCTTGACGGTAGTTTTCAATTATCTGTTGTGGATCTTCAATGGTCCTAGAAAACACTCGAAGCTGCTGGTTAAAGTTCTGCTGGGGTTCCCTTGCATCTTTGTTGTGTTCACGGGTCCGATAGGACAATGCCAGCTTCGGTGTAACTTTAACTTCACCCACACCAGTTAGCTGACGCAAAACTTCTTCGGAAAGCTGCCGCACGTTTCCGCGTGAGTCCAACCCTTCTTCAGAAAACAGGGCGGCCCCCAACCGTCCGGGCACAATAAACTCCACATCGCCCGATGCAGGACTTACTTGCATAAGACTGACAACGTCGGACGTAATTGTAGGCTGGAATGCGTCGAATACGTGGGCGAAAGACTTGAAGGCAACTTCCCCCGGTGAATCCTGGTTCTTGTAAACCTTGGAGCCGGTGCGCGTTACGCCACCTCGAGTAGTGATGTCTTGAAGGCGCTCAAAGATAATTGATTCTTCGGCAAACGGAGAGGCGACCTCCGTTAGAAACCCGCTCACAGCATCATACATGACATTGCTAGTGTCGAGATCAAGCTCTTTTCCGCGTTCTATCGCGTTGTGAATCGCTGCTACCGGGCGGCGCAGGTAGTCGTACGGGTTAATGTAACTGAAGTCTACGTAACCCGTGATCTTGCCATCTTTATCCACCGATGTTGGGATCAACGTGCTGTTCTTACTCCATGGCGGGGCAATCTCTCGTAACGCATCAATGCTGTCACGGGTAAGATCATTTGCCAAAAGTGCCGCTTCCTGCACCGCTGGGCCAACGACCATGGTTGTGGCAGCAAACCCTGTTAGTCGACGCTTACCGATGTCCCGTAGTTTACGACCGGCTCGTTGCTGCGCGGCGGCCTGCGCCAATTGTTCTTGTACCTCTGGGGCTGCGCGGTCTAACTGCTGAAGCCGGCGCATCTCGGAGCCAGCCTCGTCCATCATGCGCCTGCCCTGTTGAACTTCGTCAAGAGACCGGTTCAATGTATTGAAAGACGTGCGGATAATTTCTGCGGGAAACGCGATGAAGTTACCAATAGGCAGCCGGCGCAGTCCTTCAATAAACTGCGGTACACGTTCGTAGTTCGGCACTGTATTTTTCACTATGTCGGCAGCATATGCGTTAAGGCTGTCGGCACCTTGCGACCTAGCAAAGTCTTCCGCCCGAGCAACATCACCACCAAACGCGTTGATTAACTTGCTGCGTTCGAAGTCAAAGTTATAAATCTTCCAGATGTCGTCGCCACCTTGGTACAAATCACGTGCGCGCTTGTCGAGGGAAGACAAAAACTGTAGCCCCTTGCCCCGTGCTTTTGACTGCCCGAGGAACACACCAAACTCATCGACCTCGCGATTTGACATACGGGCCAAGCCGTCATCTATTGTGCGCTCAAGCTCTCGAAGTTGCGCCTGTGTCCCGACCACGCCAAGTTCTTGCAACTCTTGGAAGAAGGCTGCCCGGTCTTCCGGCGAAGACTTACGGATATTTTCCAGCACCAAGCTGAGAGACTCGTATACGTTTGCGCCACGCCCGATGTTACCCTGCGCTGCGGCGAACAGCGCGGCAGAAGTGACGTTGCGAAGTTGTGTCGTCAAGCTGTAAACGGTTTTTACTTTTTGTGTAAAACCTTTGCCCACCAAAAAAGGTGCGATGATTAGGTTAAGTCCTTCGAACTGACGTGTCGTACGTGTCAGGTCGTTGAACACAGGCTTGCTTGTGTACAGGCGTAACTCTGCCGGCGAGGTCACACCGTCCACCGCCGACGGGGCAGAACGTAGAGAACCAAACCCGCCACCTGTTTCTGTGGGATCCATAATTTGATAACGGTTTTTGTCCGCGATGCTTAACCGGTCATAGACAGTGCCGTCTATCACATCATCGCCGCCGACTCGAGTGCCGTCCTCAAGGATTCGTCCACGATTTTGTCGCATGAATCCGTAAAAATTATCGACAGCGATAGTTTCTGCTAGTTCCCCGACGGTTCTGGTGAACACTTCGGACGGACTGTCGGTAATCTCCCCCAACAGTTTACGTAACTGTTCTTCTTCCAGCTTACGCGGACGGAACATCATTGTGCTCATCCGTTGTTGAACCGTGCGGTTGAGGTTTGGAGCTTTGCGGAGGAAACCTTCGCTGTTGCGGTACTTGTTAACAAACGTATCGATCAACTCGTTGATCGCTCGATTAGTTACCTGTCCACCAGCTTCAATCGGAGTGCCTAACTCGCCCGCTTCTGCAACAACTTTGTTGTAAAGTTCACGAGCAGTGTTCTCGTTCTCGCGTAAAAATTGGGCAACTTCTCTTCGGTTTTTCTTGTACTCGTTGGACTTAAAATAAGAATCCGGGTCGTCGAACACCCGATACTTCCGCCGCATATACTTACCGAGGTTGCCCAGGATTTCGTCACGAACAGCGTCTCCGACATTCTGTGTGCCATAGTCACTGTTAAGAATCTTAATCGACAGGTCGTCGATCTGCTGTCGCATCTTTAACGCCGGGGCACGAGCAAATTCTGGCAGTGCTTCAAGCAGGTGTTCTGTGTTGTTCGGGTCAAACGCACCATCGCCTCGAGCGGCGCGACGAGCAGCGGCTTGTCGAACTGCCGAGCTAGTCAAGAAGCCTTCGTCTTTTGTAAGAAACCCGTATATCGCGTTCATCGCTTCGACACGGGTCAAAGGGCCGTAGTCCTTCAGGTTTACAGAGTCCGCCCCCTTAAAGATTTTGTTCACGGCAGTCTCAAGTTCCTTGATTGTGTAGGCCGCCGCGTTTGCTTGCCTGTCGATAAAACCCTGGATCGCGGACCGGCGTTCCGCAGCCTCCTGTGATAAGTTCCCGCGAAAACGAAGACGTGCCTTGACGCCTTCATACGCGTCACCCACCGTAGTGTCTGCGTCAGCCCGTACCATCGCTGTGATTGGACGTGGGATTTTTATGGCCGCAAGACTCTGCGCCATTTCACTGTTGCCCGTGGCTTCAGAAATTCTTTGCAAGGCACTGCGAGTATTTGTTGCTATCGGGGCTAGTACCTCGCCAGTAGCAAAAATAAATGGCTTGGCAGCAAGTGCCGTGGTGCTCAACAAGTACGGAAACGCCATCGCCAACGCGCCGGCCTCTCCACCAAGACGAGCCTTGTTGCGGGCACGGCGAAAGACTTCTTCACGCCCGCTAAGACCGATATCTTCCTCGGTCATGGTAAGGCCACCCTCGACAAAATCACCGATGGTGGTCGTGCCATCGTGAGCAACCATGGCATCAACAACTGCGGCAGCGCCAGCTTGTTGCGCTCGAAGCCCTGTCTTTTGTGCGGTGGTAAGTTTTGCGGGCATTGGCCCAGCAGCAGACGGACGGCCCCGACCGGCGGAGCGAATCGCTTTATCCAGCTTGCCGAGCTTAGTGACTTTTGACACGACTCCCGCCGCCCCCAGACCCGGGACAACAAACTGGCCTATAACATCACCGGCAGTGCCAGCCACTCCTACGGGGTCAAGACCGGCTGCCTTGCGAAAGTCTTCGCCTGCTTCGCTAACAGTTCGGACCGTGTTCGTATCAAACACAAAGTCAATGCCCATGGCTCCAAGCTCGGCTACACCCTGCACGGCTTTGGTCGCACCAGATCCTAAACCCTCCACAAACTCTTGAAGGGCGCCTTCGGATTCCGTGGCGGGATCAATAATCCGCTCCGGAGCTACGAGCTTTTCGTCGTCAGTCTTTTCGGGGAACCGCCGGTCAAACTCAGCAAGCGCTTCTTCTTGAGTAAACTCGGCGTCATCATAGACAACATATTTGCCTCTATGAAGAACTCTTTGCTCTGCCACGGCATGACTCCCTAGCGAGTGATTCTCACTTGTTCACCAAAGTCAGCATCCAAATTCAACAATGCTTTGTCCGCCGCAGTCAACTGGCCGCCACCTTCGAGAATACTGTTGGCAATTTGTTTTGCCAACGCTGGGTTGTCCTGTAGCGCTTCGAGAGTAGTGCCCGGGGCAGCAGCCAAAACATTCGCCAAGCCATCGCTCATGCCCATCGACCTAAAGCCGTTGAAGCGCTCCATGTACACAGATGGTTTCTGACCTTTGAAGACGTATCCGATTGCATCTTCTTCCGAAACACCAAGATCCATAAGTCCACGAATCTGGTTCATCTTGGTGTCCTTGCTGAGTTCTTTCAGAAGGTCGCCCGATATGTCGTACTTTTTCAGAAGCACAGCCTGCGCGGATGCCTCGGCGCGTGTCTGATCCGCGAGTCCCATCTGAATGCCAGCCAGTGCAAGATCTTGTTCCGCCTTCTCGACTTCACGGCGGTCTTGCGCGAAACCTTTGACTGCGGTTTTTGCCGCAGCGGTCACGTTGTCAAGCGCGTACGGGCTGTCACCAGCGGCCATCTCAAGGAAAAACTCTACAATACGGTCTTTTTTACGTGCGTCTAAATCTGGCTTTTCAATTCCATACTTCTTCAACAAGTCCATCGCGTCATCTATATACTGGTCGCTTGTCTTTTTCGCACCGTTTTTGCCACCAAGCTGTTGGAATATTTGGTCCAACCGTTGGGTGTACTCTGATACAGCATCACCATCGCCCTGCTTTGGAGCATTTTTCGCAGCGTCTTCGGCGGCTTGCCGACGTTCTTCTGTGCGTGGATCCGGTGTTTTAAGCCTGCCGGTTGTGGGGTTAATGGCACCGGGCTGCGGGTATGGTGCTCCTCCGAATGGAGCAGAAATAATTTCTGAGAAGTTTACGTCCCCGGCCTGATCGGAATCTATGTTCGGATCGGGAAGACCAGGGTCATTGACACCGGGAGCAGGGTTTTGTCCTGTGTTGGGTGTCGTGGTGTCGCCCTCGTCACGAAGCCCGGGAAAAATAATACCTGGCAGGTCACGAATAAACTGGGGAGTGTTTGGCCCAAAAATGTAAGTGTCCGCAAAACCCCCGTTAGACATGCGAACGGGTTCCTGTTGCATCGCAGCCTGCATGATCCGTGGACCGGAAGCCAAGATTCCTTGTGGCATACGTGCCATGTTACGGCGCTGTTGCGAATTAGCAAACATCCGACGGTCAAGCGGTCTTTGCATCATGATGTCGCTCCTGCGGTCGGGCTATTAAAGAAGCCACCGTACAAGCCTGCGCCGAGCAACCCGATGCCCTGAGACAACAAGCTCGGCGGTGGAGTGTACTGCTGAGTTGTTTGCTGTTGCAATGCCGGGACACCACGGAAGATGTCGCCCAAGAAGCCAAGCTGCTGGAACGGAAGCTGCTGTTGCGCTAGCGCGTTTGCCTGTGCAACATTCAGACCCTGCTGTGCTTGCTGTTGCTGTAGGTTACCGATACCGAGAAGTTGGTTAATATCTTGTGCCCCCATTTGCTGACCTTGCATACCAAGACTAGCCAGTCCTCCGGCCAGTCCTTGTGACAAGCCCCCGGCCAGTTGTGCCTGACGAAGCTGCTGTGATGCTGCGTCTTGCGCCAGCTTCGAGGCTTGCGAGAATCCAGCACTGCGAAGGCGCTCACCCGTACGAGCCTGCTGCTCTAGTGTGTTGCGACCAATTTCACCTTGCAGCACTGCTGCTCGGCTACCGCCAAACGCACCAGACCCTACCGCTTTGGCTGCTGCCTGCTGCTCTTGCATCCGTCCTTGGCGCCCGATGTCGTCTTGTGCCCGCTGCACCACGTCATCGAGGTACGGATCCATGTATTCTTTATATGCGTTCGGGTCCATGCCCGCACCAGCAGCAAGCTGCTGTGCTTGACCAAGACCAGAAGTCAGAGCTTCTTTAGATTCTGTAAGAAACGGCTGAAATGCACCAACGCCACCCAGAGCTTGTTGAATAGCCTGTTGCTGTCCTTCTGACAAACCAGCAAGCTGCTGCTGGACAAACGGCATGGACAAGCCTTTGCCGCCCTCATCCGTTGGCTTGAACAGGTTCTGCGCCGAAGTCAGAAGATCCGCAATATACTGCTCTTGAAACTCGGGCAGTCTAGTTGTTACCGTTTGTGTTGCTGTTGACATTACCCTTGGGCCTCCAGTTCGGCCATCATATCATACATTCTAGCAGCGCCGATATCCCTATCTCCACCACCGGCTCCTCGGACAGCGGCTGCTGTCATTACAAATTCACCATCAGACAGACGGGCGGGCACAGAATCAGACGTGCCGGTCCCTGGTCCGTGGACCTCCCCACCATGCATCATGGTAGCGATGCCGCCTTGGATTTCACGGCGGTAGTCTGCCAAGTCTTGTGGGTCATTCAACTGTACAATCCTGCCGTCTTGCATACGCGACGTGATCGCAAAATCTTTGCCCACGGGTTCAGGGCGTGGGTCGGCAGTGTATTCTCGACGTTCGCCCAAAGCTCCGGCAAGACCCAATGCGCCAACACCAAGACCCAGCTTTTGCATTCCGGACATGCCACTAAAGAAACTACCTATGCCGCCCATCGAGCCGCCACCGACTCCAAAACCAATCATTGCCGGAATTGCAATAGGTGCAAGTTTGCCGATAGTTTTTGTAAGGTTTCTAAACAGTCCCATTAGGTCACTACCTTTACAGTACCACTGTCATTATACAGAGCGCCCGTCTCCAGTCCAGATGCACTCGTCGGCAGTTCAGTCAACGTAATTTTTGTCCCACGCAATTCGCCTGGGTTGCGCTCCTGCGCGATAAACAGTTCCAACGCACGAGTCAGGTCAGCCATATATGCCTGCGTGTACTCGGACGGTGGTTCGGGGAGCCTTGGCGGTGCTATCTGGTTCGATGACACTAGCGCCTCCCGTCTGGCCGCAGATCAATGCGCGGGCTACCCAGCTTCCACTTCGCACCCAGCGCGGAAGACTCAATTCGCAATGCGAAAGACCGGCCACGAGCACGGAGGTGCAACTGATTTGTAAACGTCTCAACCGGAGAGCTTGCCGTGCGGATTGCATCTCCAGATGCAGTGTTGTCGAAACTTGCGCCCGGAAAGTTTCTGGCCTTGACCGTGAACGTGGCTTGCGGGCTGCTGAGATTTGTTGACCCGTTAAACGTCAGGTCCGGAATCACTCTTTGTATATACGTGAATTTGTCCCCGTCGCCAATGTCAATTGCGGCGGACTCGATGAACGAGTTCATTGCGGAGCCATCGTCATCGTAGCCAAGTTCGTGGTTGTAGAGATACGTGGATCCAGCAGCAATCGGGTAGGTCCGAACACCACGGTCGATCCATGCCGTACGAGTAAGTGCCCCGAAGTACCATACTTTTTCGCCGTAGTTGTACACGACATACTTATCGTTGTCGCTGCTGCTGGCCGACGGATAGAACCAGAAGACCTCCGAGAACTCGGAGTTGACACCAGATATAACCTTGTCAGCCTGCTCGAAGTTGAAGTCGAGGAAGACCTTGTCCTTCACGGTGCAAGGAAGCTGCTGCGTCTGACCGGCGTAGACATAGAAGTTGTCGATACCCATCCAGAACACAACGTCCTCGGTTGCAACGGCAGCGTTCGGACTCATGATCGTGATGTTGGAAGCAAGCTGCTGCAAGCCAAAGGTGAACGGCGGGCCGATGAAGCGCATCGAGTTCAGTGCTGTGTCGGTCCACACCAGAATCTCACGCTTGGTTTCCACGGCCTGCATGAATGTCGATCCGGCGCCTAGTGTCAGATCGCCAGCGGTGTTCGTCGCTGCTGGATACCAAATCAGCGGATTCTCTTGGTCAGAGAAACGAATGGGCAACGGATCTTGTGTGCCGTTACCTTGGTTGGCGGAGGAACTGGCGTTCAATCCATCACAACCAAACGCAATAACGTGGCGATCCTGGTCGGATACCAGTACCTGCTTGGCGATCTGTGGGACGCTGGTCCTTGTACCAGAGAGTGTGGATAGCTCGACTGCTGCCGTGGACAAGTTATTCGACTTGTCCCAGTAGTAAATGTTTGCATCGCGGGCGTTGATGATCAGGTCTTCACCAAAGTTGTCATGCGACCACAGACGAATCTGGTTAGTTGTGGTCAAGCCGCTAGACGCTGCATCGCCCCATCCGTCACGGCCATATGTGCCTGCGCCCCAGCCCGTGCCGCCGACGGAGGTGTCGAGACCGACATTAATCTGATATGTGCCCACAGTGCTGCTGCCGCCATTGCCAGTATCGGAGGAGTTGGCTGCAACGTCGCTTGTAATCTCATAGCTGTTTGCGTTCACAACTCGGACTACTTGATATTCTTTGTTGAGAACCGTAGCGGTGATAACGCCACCTAGAGATGCCGCACCGGAAAAGGTGACAAAGTCGTTTTCAAAGGCGCCATGCCCGGTATCGCTAACGGTAATAGTTGTGCTGCCATTAGTCGCTGCAAAGGTTACATCTCCCGCAGCGGTGGTGCTGCGAACTGGGGTGATGTCGTTTAGACCCTGACCTTCTTCAATGTAGTATTTTAGATGAGTGCCGACACCAAGATAGTTGGAACCGTCGAGTGCGATCCAGTTGTGCAAGGCACGAGCCGAACCAAGATACGTGTTGCTGGTGTACTTTTCCCAACCACCTATCTTTTCAGGGTATCCAAAGCGGAACCGAATCTTGTCGCAGTCGCGCCAACCGCCCTCGTTAGAATACGAGGTGACCTCCTGATTTACGCCGGGCTTAAACTGTAATT